AACTGCCGTATTTAAACAATTTCTCCATCCATCCCTCTAAGAACGCAATACGTCTCGACATTTGTTTGCGTTTCCATAGAAAAGTGTCACACTCAAATTTCATTTGATGTTCTAGTTCAGCAATGCATTTTGCTTGCGCCTCTAATGCGTCGGCGGCTTCTTTGCTGTCGCTCCACCTGACAGGGTTGCCACGCAATCTTTCAACAAGGTCTCCATAATCAGACATCTTTTAATGGCTCCTGAGATAATAAACGCTGAGTAAACATCCATTTTTCTTTTGCCTTGATAAGATCATCCAACGCTTTCTCTAACTCAGCAATTCTTGCATCACAATCTTCGATTACTTTATCTTGTGCTTTTATTAAATTTTCCTGTTCTTCAATAACTTCTGCGGCTTCAAGTTCCGTTGCCGTAGGTTTTCTAACTTCAGTCCTGCCGTTGATGTGATCGTTTGGCCCATTGATGATAACTTCATCTTCACGCAGTCGTTTAATAAGATCTAAATAGTCATTCATTTCACACCCCTTACGGCGTTGCGTAATTTCTTAATCTTTTTTCGCAGCTTCTTTATCTCTTTAGCCAGACCAACAATTGGATCTTTTTGCTCCTCTTCAGAGTATTCAACTTTCGTCGGATCTTTTGATGTGTCGTCTTTGCTCATTGTCTTGTCTCATAAGAAACAATTAAAGACTTGGATTCCACGACTGATGCATTTGCAGACATAACAGCCAAGGCCCACATAGATAAAATTCCAATGCATAATATTGCGTCAATTTTCATTTTTAATCTCCTTCATCGTGAATATTTTGATGGGAATAAAATAAACAGGCTCTACGTCCTGAGCATCATTCCTATCTGTCCTTCCGCCAAAGCCGAGACTTAATCCTTCTACTGTCTCTATTTTTGTAAATCCTATTTTGTCTGTCCATTCCGCAACAACAAAGAAAGGCTTGCCAGTGTTGATAGATGTATAAACTCCCTGCCATATCTTGGCGGCACTAATCATTAATGTTGGGTATTTGTCGCTCTCATTAAATCTACACTTAACCTCTACCCACGCCGTTATCTCTCCATCTTTTATAATGGCGAAGTCTACGCCGTATCTTATTGGTAGCTTTCTTACTGTCTTCTCTGTCCCACTAAGCAGACGATTTATTGCCGAAAGCTCGCGAATACGGTCATCAGAGCTCTCATAAAACGGGCGTGCCATCACGCATTAACTCTGGTGACGTGCGCATCCCAGCGAACAGATTCCGTTACCTTTGTTGGATCATTGGCATCTTGCGTAAGGAATTGAGTTGCAACAGGGCCTATTCCAAGCGCCATCCAGTAGCGGGCTCCAATAGCGGGCTTGCCTCCCCACGACTGCAGGTAACTAAATATAATGACGTCGTTGTAGTAGACGCCATTTATTCCCATAACAGCTAGTCGATCTTCAAATGCAACAATCTGCTCTCCTGAGCCCATTGCCGGCGGCGAGCATTTAAAAAAATCAAACTTTGGCTTGTTCTCATAAGTGCCGCCAATTTCTGTAAACTCTCCCCATCCAATAGGGGGCGACATTACAACTTTCTTCCCACCGGGATAATCATCTCTGTATTCCGCAATTCCAAACCCAGTGCGGTATTGGTAATACCAACGATTTAACCAAGTAAGATTGGCGTCATAGTTGTTATACAACATCGAATCTGAGCCGACGTCGTATGAAAAGACGGATGTGAAGTTGGGTGCGTTAGGAGCTGTATAATCAAAACGACGTAGCTCATGCGTCTTGAATAGCGGCCAATAAGCAGGAACAAAGATCGTCATTTTTCCATCTCCAAAAGTCTCAACTTTTGATTAATTACAGTGAACTTATTTGAGATTGTATTTTCACTTGCGTTATAATTCTGAGCTATTTTCTTATGACTAAGCCCCTGCCTTCTTAAATCCAGAAGGGTCTTTTCGTAATCAGTCAAATCAGCAGGATCTTTAAACCTGCGAGACTGTGTGTCATGCATAATCTTCATGTCTCTCAAGCTCCTTGCGGCATGGCGGTATCCATCTCAATACAGTTACCTTTTCTAGGTCGTGCAAATTGTCGATATACCAAACAAGCCACGCATAGCTGGTGGCTGTTGAGGCGTGCTTATCCATACGGCCCTTAACCATAGGAACACGTCCAGCAAACTGCGCAACAATGTCTGGAGGGTTGTGCATATACAAAGTATTGTATCTCATGCAGCCCTCTAAGAACGACGTCCTGACAAGCATAGCCACGCCGTCTGTTGCTATTGTCTGGGCCTTCTCTATGAACTGCTGCGCCTTATTAAAGGGCGGGTTTGTTATTACCCAGTTAAATATTCCATCCATATTATTCGAATTAAGAAAGTCGCAGACGTTTCCTTCGCCCGTGTAATCGTGGATGTCAGATTCAGCGACGGTCTTAAAATACTCCTGCAATGGCCTAGCCATAAACCCGCGATTGGCGGCTGGTTCCCATACGTTTTGATCTCTTACGCGATCTTTTCCGATCACATATTCAATCAATGCGCGTGTTGCCCAAGGAGGAGTTGGGAAGTCGTCCAAACCATCCTTAGACCCATATCGTTGAGCCGCAACGGCGTATATTCCAGCCGACCTCATGCTTATCTCCATATCAATAAAAATAAATTATTAGCCGTTAGGCTGATTGCCGCTGCGTATGTCGGCCTCTATGCCTGCCACTACCTTCTGCAACACAGCCATACCAACGGCGTCAATTGGCCCGTAATGCGTGGCAATGTAAGACGGGCGTTTCCAAAACTCGCAAATAACAACGCAACGAGCGCGCTCGTCTGTTACGCCTGTTTGATAATCTGGATCATTGTTCATTTGTTTTTTCCTTCACTATTTTGATTTCTACATTAGGAGTAACAGGATCTCCATTGCCAGCCCAAATATAAAGACTGCTATATGCGGCGTGAGGTGGTCCCAAGTCGCAATGGAAAGTCCAACCTAGTTCTTCCCATAGCTTCTGTTGATGGTGCGGGACATATTTGTAAAACTTTTCTTTAGACATGTCCCACACCAATTATTAATTACAATGACGAGATGATCTCATCTTCAAGAGCGTCTAGATTTACTGTCCCTGTAGGAGGTGTAAATGTTTTTCTCTTTGAGCGTAGAGACTCAATATTTGACGACGGTATAGTGAATGATGGGCCTTCGCTCTTTTGTTCTTTCATAGCAAAGTGACCCAAAAATCCTATGTAGCTTGCGCCATCAACATAGTTGTCTGAATAGTCTTTATTCATACGATGACGGCCAAGCTTTGTCCCGAGCTGGAATGCAGCGACTTCATACTCTGTCACTTCACGACCAAGAAGAGCGCCGGTAATCTCGGCAATAGCCTTGAAGCACTCGTCTGGCGTTCCGTATTTATTGCTACGATCTGAAATTGCAGCAGCAGATGATGTCAATATCTCTGTATATTTCATTATCTATTTCCTCTGTTTGCTAGATAAGATTCACCGTTCATCACTTTAATTTTACCAACAAAGCGATAGTTTAAAGCAAGCAACCCGCGGCTTACTTCAGTTCCAGTTTGAGATTCTCTGTAGAACTCCTCAACAACAACGAAGTCATTTGTCGTTAAAGTATCGACAAACTCTTCTAAACTATTTGATGGATGTTCTACATTTACTTGATGAACAAGATTGCCATTAAAGCTTGGCATATTCATCGTTACTAAAAACCTCATGTCCGTTCCTTGTGTAATCGAGGTGTGGTGCGGCTTTGCAGGTAACACCACACCCCGTATTAGAGGGCTTAAGCGCCCATCTAATTATCAACCAAAATCATCATCTCCACCGGCTGGAGCAGATACCTTAGTAGATCCCGTTGCAGGTGGCGCTGAAGGTGCCGCAGAAGGGGCAGACGAACTACGTGACTGATATACCAGATCATCGGGACGCTTTACCCAGCCCGTAATCTCGAATACAGGAACGTAGTTCGTTGTCTTCAAAGCCCCTCCGCTTGAAGTCTTAGCAATTGTATCAGTGAGTGATACTACTGGCAGTTTGCCGGGATTAGACTTAACGCCCGCATCGTATTCGTCCTTGAGCTTCTTGATGCCGTCGAGGCAGGCACCTGCGTTTGAGGCGAACTCGCGAACGTCCCCGCCGCACTCCTTGGAAAGTTTAACAACAAAGCGCACACAGCGTTTGAAGTTCCCCTCTGATGGCTTTGGTATGGAGCCGCCGTCAGCGAAGCGAACGAGACGGAAATCAGGAGGACCGTTAGTGAAATCAGACCAGCCAATCTCAACATTCTCGAAATCCATAATAGCTTTGAAGCTACGCGTAATATCGACGTCATTGCTTTCACCGTTTTCACGGTCACGTCTCGTGATACGGCCTGAGCGCGCATCATATTTAACGATTGGCAAAAAGGTTATACCTTCACCAGTATTATCAAAAAAGCCATTGAAAGACATATTACTACTCCTTGATGTGCTAATCTGGTCTAGCACTTACCTCTCCCCATTATGGGGAATCCCTTCCTACATTTAGCGCAAAGACGGATGAATGCTTTCTAACTTTTGTAAAACCTGATCTATTGTTTCACTGAAGTAAAACACCTCATCAATACTCGTATATACTACACAACCAACTTCCTCCGGCATCCCGTCAAGAGGCTCACATATTGCATTAATTTTATTTGCTTTGATAAGAACGTCTCTATTATCCATTATCTCGCGTAGAGAGAGATAACCAAACTGACATGCTGGAATTGCGCTGCTCATGACTAGATTCCCCAAACTTCAAACACTGACTGACGCACCATTGCGTCTTTAAAATAAAAGTGATCGACCTCTGGGATGACGTGTTGCGCCAGCTCCATAGGGTCTTCGCTTATCGATAGAAACCGTTGGATCGCAAGACCGATTCGCTCCAAACTCTTGACATGTTCAGATACATTTTCAAGCCGATAAGTCGCACACTTCTTCGTCGTGACATAAGTAAGTCTTGGGTCATTCTCATTGCCACGGGCAGCAGTATACAAAGCAACCTGTCTCGCGTGGTTTGTGCTGATCTTAGAAGGGAGCGCATGTGTCGTCTTTAGATCTATTAGTATCTTATGGTTGGACCACTCGAAGTCATAGTAGCCAATGAAGGGCACCGCAATACCCTCAAACCAATGCTCTATAGCTCCCTGATAGCTTGTTGGCTTTCCATAAGGCATGAGCTCCTTATACCCAATCTTAACCATCTCTGGCACGGCGTCTCGCTCCTTCTCACGGGACGGGTCGCCGGATAGGGCAGACAGACGCCAAAATTCTTCTTCAGCAACCTTAATGCATTCTTCCACGGGTGCGCCGGTTACGAGCCCGTGCTCAATACCCTTCTCGGTCGCACTCCCTCGATATGCGGCGCAACCCACCGGGCCCTTGCGCTTCAGGCACTTGTCCAAGACAAACATTGCCGGAGACCCCGTAAAAAGGTTACAGGTCGACGGAGATAAATGTTCAATACCGTGAGCAGAGAAAGGATTGTTTTTCACAAGACCTCTATGTGTAGATCAATATCGATTCGTCATCACAACATATAGAAGTCGTTGGTCTGGTCAACTAAAAAATGAACATTGACAAAAATTTAGGTTTGGGGTTAGCGTCTATATACCGCGCTGCGGAAACTTATGGAGATTGAGATGATTGAGCACGATAGACAGCTTTTTATTTTGCCTAATGAAATATGGAACGCTATTGATTTTCAAGATGTAATGGAAACCGTTGACCAAATGGTAGAGGTAGGATTGCTTAAACCTCCAGTAAAAAAATTTGATCTTAGAATAACGGGCAATGTCAATAAACTGTCGGCGTGGATGTATGGCACAGAACCCTCGAAAGAAAAATTAGAAATAAATGGTTTATCCTCGTTAGATGACGTAACATTTTGTTTTAGATTTTCTTTTCAAGATATGGATACTGACAAGTGTGAAATCCTTGTTGGCTCGGAAGTAGATAAAAAAAATAATTACACTTTCAATACTTTTGAGGATGATTATTATTTAAAAAGGAATTATTATGGGGTGTTAAGAGACACCAATTGCGATAAATATGTAAAGGGTCAATTAAATATTTCACAAAGATTTTATTATACGTTGCTTGTAATTCTTGCTACAAAAAACATAAAAAAAAGCACAGTAGAATTTAAACAACCCGGTATAAATAGTAGAAAAAAACCTAAAAAATATAGATATATTACGACAATTAATATTGGGAAAATAACAGAAAATTACGAAAGTAAGGGTGGCTCTCATTCTTCTCCAAAGCCACATCTCCGCCGCGGCCATATACGCACCCAGCATTACGGTGTAGGCAACAAAGAAATAAAGAAGATATTTATACAACCCGTATTCGTTAACGCCGACGAAGGATGGATTGCAGATCAACGCAAGGCGTATGTGGTTAAAGCAGCATGACCTATAAATGTGTAATGGGCGTTGACCCCGGAATCACAGGCGCTCTTTCTTTTTATTTTCCATCACACCCAATGCTGGTGGGAATACATGACATGCCAATAGACGGGAAAACAGTCGATGGGTATGAAATTGCTAAAATCATTCGCCAGTATAATCCCGACGTTGCTTTCATCGAGGCGGTTCACTCTTTCAGTGGCCAAGGAGTAACCAGCTCATTTAATTTTGGGTGCTCATACGGCGTGGTTAGAGGAGTAGTGGCAGCGTGCTCAGTCCCGACTATACTTGTAAGTCCACAAAAATGGAAACGCGCATTAGAGTTAAGCAAAGACAAAAACCAATCACTGGAGATGGCGCGTATGATGTGGCCAGAAAGCGATAAATTCAAACGCCGCAAAGATGATGGTAGAGCGGAAGCAGCTCTTATCGCAATATATGGATATAAGTCTCAATTTGATGTGAAGGAGAATTGATATGAAGTGGGATCAAAAAATTTTTTGCCATCAGTGTAAAACTTCTGGTGATGCTATTTTACATGAAGACGAAGGTGGAAACGCATATTGGGGAAAAGGAAAGGATTGGTGGGAATTACCAAATGGTTTTCATATCAAAAAAACAATTGAGCCTGTTTACGAAGAAATTTATTTAAAGGGTTACGAAACAATAGAAACAGGACCATTTTGTGATATTTGCAACAACGAGGTTAGCTACAAATAAAAAAACGCCGCGGGTGTGAGTCGCGGCGTTAAGTTGTGGAGGTCCGTCATGTCTAAATTACGAACTCCTCACTTTTAATAATTATTAAATCTCACGTCAATAGATATAACTGAGGCCCCTCATGTTACCCGAATTTGATGAAGAGTTTGCCTCGCCGGCAGACTACGCAAAATATTATCGCTCAATAGGTATGCAGGTTGTTCCTGCTTACACGCACAAGGAAACAAAAAACTGGAAAAGACCTCATCTTGAAAACTGGAAACAATTTACACATGAGCTTTCAACACAGGAGCAGTTTGATGAGTGGTATGGGAAGACAGGGAGATATTCCGCTCGCAGTAATATGGGTCTCATTACTGGCGTGCATCCTCGGCGCATCGTTGTTGTTGATCTCGACACCCACAAAAACCCCAGAGCCCAAATTTGGTGGGATGGAGTTCATGCTGAACATAACGCAGGTGTCATGTCCGAATGTCCCACCCAGCGAACAGGCGGTGGCGGCTTCCAAATGTTTTTCCTTTCGCCTGAAGGATGGTCTTGTCCCACCTGCAAGAATAGTGAACTAGGCGTTGACATCAGAGGTGTCGGCGGCTTTGCAATGCTGCCTCCATCAAATCATGAATCAGGAAAAACATACGGATGGGTCGAGGATAAAGAGCCTTGGACAATTGAAATTGAAGAAATGCCAAAGTGGATGTGCGACGAGATTGATATGCTCGGCACATCTGCAGTTGATGCAATAACAGGACAACGAATAAAAACTCCAACACCAGAATTTACAACAAATGAATGGGGAAAAATCACAGATGGCCGTGAAGAGCGCATGTATAAAATTGTCTTCAGGGCTGTATTGGACCTATACAGAGAGTGTCCATTTGTCAGTAAAGAAGAAGAAGAAAAAGCAAAGATACATTGCTTCAACAGTTATGTTGATGAGGTCGAGACAAGACTAAAAGAGCTCGGCACACCCAAGCATGTCCTTCTTGAGCGCGAAGGTCGTGGCAAGACATTGTTCGACCAGAAGTGGCGCTCAACAATGCGCGGCTGGGATACAAAGATATCCGAGGAGGCGCAGAAGCCTTGGATACCTCCAGCTCATGAGACCTTCCAGCCTGTATACGCAAAGATAATTAAGCCTGAAGAGTTTAATGGAGAAAAGCCTTCACAACCACAGGAACCACCAGAAGGCCTTTTTCGCGTCTTTAGAAAGTCAGATCTTAAGGCCCTTCCACCTGCAGAGTTTATTATTGAGGGGCTCTTGCAGAGATATGGATCAAACTACATTACGGGTTGGCCGGGGTGCGGTAAGAGCTTCTATACCATAGGCTCCTGCATCGCCATTGCGACGGGTCAGGAGAGGTTTCTGGGGCGCAAGGTCAATGTCCACGGCCCCATAGTCTACGTCACCACAGAGGGCCTCCACGACCATTATACGCGCATGAAAGCATATGAGATGTATCACGACGTGGACGTGGACGAGGAGCGTTATCTGGTCATCCCTGACGCTATGAACCTTTTAGAGAACGGGGACAGGATGCGGCTCCTCAAGACTATCGACTGGAACATCAGCCGCATGAAGGATCCACCCGTCTATGTGGTCTTTGATACACTGTCTCGTGTGATTCCCGGAGCTGACGAAAACAATCAAAAGGAAATGAGCCTATTCGTTAAATCAGAGAATGAGGTCCAGCACGCATTTAATACGACGACTGGCCTCGTCCACCATCTCAGTCGGTCTGGCGCTGGCAATATGCGCGGCTCTACGGTGTTGGAGGGTTCGGCGGATACTTGCGTCGTCTTGGAGCGAGATAAGGGAGAAAGCATAGGAATTATCAGGGCGGCTAAAATGAAGTCTGCGCCCGACGGGTGGGAGATGGAGTTCAGGCTGGAAGATGTGGAGGTCGAGCCTTTGAAGTCTACACTGGCCATTACTGAGGCCCCTAAGAAGGCTCCTGATGCTGGGTTCGGCGGCAAGCAGGAGACGGGCCTCGTTTATGCTGCGGGTGTAAAAATGACGGAAGAGGAAAGAGACCAGATCTTAAATGCAGCCAATGATGCTTGGAACAAGCAGGAGCCTTGGTCCATCTCCACCAATCAGAAATTCACTGAGCGCCATATCAAGGTGGCCCTTACGAAGATCCTTAAAAGGCGAATCAAGGATGACAAGCACGCGATTCTGTTTGCTCAGGATTTCGTCGAAAGGGGGTGGTGGAGCGTGAAGACGAGAAATAAAGATACAAAATTAAAAGGCCTGCAAATATCAGAAATGTTCCGAAATGGCACACATTTTTTACGGAAGCCTCCCGGAAGCCCAATAGGTAGCTTCCGTGAAAATGTGGAGCAAAATCAATGATGTATATGTTTACGGAAGCACGAGGCTTCCGGAGCGTAGGCTTCCGTATAGGCTTCCGTAACAAGAGCGTTGATTTTGTTGTTAAAACTCACGGAAGCTGTTACGGAAGCCTGCCCCCTCCCCTTATAATCCCCACCCCGCTCCGCTGCGCGGCTGCGCTGGTGCTGCGCCGCTTGCTGCGCCGAGCGACGGGCGTTGACTTCGACCACGGCGACGTTGTAATCTTCACGGCGAATTGAGATTGAGATGATGCGATGAACCTCACGGCTGACGACATAACGGCGATATTGGTATCAGTCACGGTAGCTGGCTTCGTGGCTTTTGTGTTCTCGCTATTGCTGGACCAGTTAGATGATTAACGGCGCATTAAAATCGGTTGCCAATTTCATCGGGATGGGCATAGCATTTGCCGTCGTGTTTTTGCTCGTCGTTGGATTGATCGTCCAAATGGAGATCAACAAAAGGTTTCGTCGTGAAGGCAAATGACTTTGAGAAAATATTTAAGGCTGCTCTTGATGCGTTTACGAATACGCCAAGGTTGCCCGACTGTGACTGCATTGATGGAGAAACGGCGTTCAAAAATGCGATAGTGGCTGCAATGGCAGCAAGAGATTCGATTGATATTGATGGAGACTTAAATGGCGGTAAAACCGAGGTCGAAGAGGAAGCCACCCCCGAGTGACAGGGGCGTCGTTGTTTCAGGATACAAGCCCGCTGAGTGGATGCAGACCCCCGGCACGTATATTGCGGGCAGGGCGGAGTTAGATGAGGCAGACGCCCTTGAGGTGTCTTTGGAAATAAAATGGGGACGTGATAGGCTGCGTTTATTAGTGTCTACAGAGTTGCGGGAAAAGTTTGATAGACAAAAGTATTTAACAAGCCAAGCAAGATGGGACGGAAGCCTTGAAGACGTCAGGCGAGAAGCAAGAAGAATGGTCAAGGCTTGGAATGCGCTCGACAAGGCGGCAACCGAATCAGGTGCACAGGTGCTGGACCCAGCGATATGGGAAGTTACGCTTAAAGATGGGACGGTGGCTACAATTGTTAAAGAACCTCAGTTGGTCAATAGGGTTTTGGCTGAGGGCCGTCGGATAAACATCTATACCCTTGAAGAAATAGGAAACATGATTTCCGCTTTTCCGGAGATTGCTGAAATTAAAAAACACTTCCCCGGGGCGGAAGTAACAAAAACAAAATTAAGAGTATCTAATCCATTAGAAACTCCTGTAGGAACAGAAGAGGGAATATTTGATGCTTCTGCTCCGATTGATGGGGTTTCTGCATTTGATTGGGAATATGGAGATAAAGACATCCCATTTTGATTGTGCTATAAACAAAAGCCCGACGCTGCGCTAACAGCTCCGGGCTTTCTAACCTCTAACCCAACGGCGATGGGCAATGGCTAAAAACTATTTACCAAATACTTTTTATCTTCGTCAAATTCTTAATTACGATTTAGAGACTGGATTTCTATATTGGAAAATAAACAAAAGCCCCACAGCTACGGCTGGCAGTATTGCAGGGGCAAAATCTTATGGATACATCAATATAGGAATAGATAATATTAGTTATCGCGCCCATAGGATAATATGGAAAATGTTTTATGGTGTAGAGCCTGCAAATTTAATTGATCACATAAATAGAAATAGATCTGATAATAGAATTTGCAATTTAAGAGAAGCAAATAACTCACAAAATAATGCAAATTCTAAAACAAAAAATAAATTTAAAATGAAAGGTGTAAGAGTAATAAATAAAGGTTGTAGATATGAGGCGTTTATAACAATAAAAGGAAAATATAAATATTTAGGAGTTTATGATACTCCAGATGATGCACACGCAGCTTATATTAGAGAAGCCAAAAAATATCACGGTGAATACTTTAGAAATGGAGATTAAAATGAAAGTCAAAGACGCATACCTCTACAATGCAGTCAGCATCGCACGGCTTGTAAACAGAATCACACGCGAGTTAAATGCCGCGGAGTTTGAGGCGGAAGCGCCAGACCTTAGTGAAGAGGAGCGCGCAGAAGCACGTCAGAAAGTTAAATATCTAAGCTCTAATCTTAGGTCATTTGAAATAATGATGGACCTTGGAGAGAGATACGAAACGGATTTTTAGGAATTGCAGGGATAATAAAGTCTGCCAACATCCCTGTAATCTTGTGTCGTAAACAAACTCAGGAGTCGCCATCGAATACAAGAAACACACACATTGCGTGACAAAGGGGGAGTTTCATCGCCTCCCCCATTTTTTATGTTTGTTGTCTTAGTTCTTTTTGTAAAACTTCTACAAGCCAGTCTTGCGTTATCATCCCAGCTTCAAGAGCCTGAAGAAGAAAAGATAGTATCTGCGGCACCGGAGATTCCCCCATCCTCCACGCTATCACTTGTCTCTTTGAGCCGTTCACTATCGTCACCAAATCCATAACGGACAGGTTTTGATTCTGCATGATTGTCTTTAGATGTTCCGGCGTCATAGATACTGGCCCTTGAGATAATGAAGTTGATTACATCCTGCTCTGTCCAATTGTAGTTTGGTTGCGCAAGCGGGCGGTTTGTCAAAGCGCAGAAAACATTCCACAGCTTTGGGTTATGCTCATAGCAAGGCTCGAGTGAGCCAAAGACGTAGGCGCGTGTCATATCAATACCTTTCAATTCTGTTGATTTCAGATACCCAAAGATTCCAATCCGCCAACATGTCATGCTTCTCAAAATATATTTCCATCGCCTCTTTGAGGTTCTCGACCGCCTCCTGACGGCTGTCACCAACACCGTGGGGCGTATACTCGTCGGCATAGTTGTCGTCGTAAGCAAACCAAGTGTTGGTGTAGGTGCATTGATGCGTGATGATTTTCATATCAATCTCCATAGTTTATATCTGAAATAACAGCGTCGTGTATTTTATCTAAATTTGAAACAAGCCAATACATCTCTCCAGTTAGCTCCCAATCTGGGCCACTATATTTATATTCATCTCGTGATAACCAAATCCGACCTATGTCGTATCCGGGTGGTTCTGCTGGTTCCCAGTATGTTGCTGGACAGCCTTTGGTTACATTGTCGTATTCAATGGTAACGGTCCAGTCGTGGCCCATCATGTCGAAATACGAGGTCGTTTTATAGCGATACATGTCAATCTCCATAAAGGTAAGGGAAGGGGCCGGAGCCCCTGTTATTAGACGGCCAGAGCAAGCTTTGGCTTCAGGGTGATTGCCGTTGTTGGCTTGCCAACGCCTTCGAGCTTGGCAATCTGGTCAGGAGTAGCGCCGAGCTCTTTAAGAAGAGCAATAGCTGCTTCTTTGTTGAAGGTCTTAGGACCAGCCTTAGCAACGAGCGATACGATGATGGTGTCACCAATCAGCTCCTTGTCATTGCCGGCCTTGAGAACAAGGTCTTCCTTGGCTGCGTCAACACGGTCGTTGATTGCTTTTTGCTCGTATTTAAGAGCTGCGTAAGCGTCGGCAGAAGCGGCTTTCTCGGCGGCGGTAAAGTTTGTCATGTCGATCTCCATAAGTGTGTTGTTCAATGAGTAGGAGTATAGTGCGATTTTCGCACTAGTCAACAGGTTTATGAAACATTTTTTCATGTTATTGCTTTTCATGTATGGTTATGGTTAAAATAAAAACATTGAGGAGGCAGACATGAAAAAACTACCAGATATTGAAAGATTAAATGAGATTTTTATTCATGATCCAGAAACAGGATTTATTTACAAAAAGGTGGGTTGTTCAAATTCAGATGGATATATGTATGTTTATGTCGATGGTAAACAGTATGCATTCCATAGATTGATATGGAAGCTTGAAACAGGGAAAGACCCGGAAGGAGTGATAGATCATATAAACGGAATAAGAAATGACAACAGGATTGCTAATTTGAGGGATGTTACACAAGCCGAGAATATGAAAAATACAAGAAGCCGTAAGCAAAAAAGGAGAGCCGAACAATTGAAACATATACAAAAAATGAAAGAAAAGTGGAAGTTGACTTAAAAATAATTATGGGCGACATTGTATCAGCTACCGCAACAGTTCAAGCATTGAGATTGATGATTCGTATCAGCAGGTAGCCTCAATCTCCCAAGAGGAAGTCATGACGACGAACAATCAGATCAAGGCTCTTGTCGAGCGAATCGAAAAGCTCGAGGAAGAGAAAGCCGTCATTGCCGAGGATATCAAAGAGGTATATTCCGAGGCAAAGGGGAGCGGGTTTGATCCTAAGATTATTAAGAAAATCATTGCACTGCGTAAGCAGGATGCAAAGAAACGTGCTGAGGAGCAGGCTCTTTTGGCTGTGTATATGGACGCTTTGGGGATGTTGGCGAACACCCCCTTGGGCCAAGCAGCAATGGCTTCGTTCAAAGTTGAAGAACTAGATGATGATCTAGGCGACTTTGACTGAGTGAAATTCAGGCCGCAGTGTGCTATATTGAAGGGGATGTCATGCTGCGGTCTGAAACAATGAAACAGGAAACGATGCGGTTTTTAGTTTTAGCGGCGATCTACAGCTTCGCGCTGTTTGGCTTTGCATTCCTTGTTGGGTGCAGCGTTCCCGTTAAATATGTTTTTGACTGCACCGTTGTCCAACCAAAGAATTGTAATTGAGATGGCTACTAAACCAACAGGAAAGCCAGTTGGTCGCCCTTCTAACTATTCGGAAGAGGTGATAGATAAAATTTGTGAGCGCATGATCAACGGCGAAGATCTTGTCGCTATTTGCTTAGATGAGACAATGCCAGCTAGGTCTACCGTTTATAAGTGGATGGATGAGCGCCCAGAATTATGGACACGTTTAACGCGCGCCCGCGAGGGTCTCGGTGATTTTGTCGCGTGGAAGATCTTAGATATGGCAGATAAAACCACAAATGACACAGCCAACGCTGATCGCGTAAAGCTTGCAGCGTGGCAGTGGCACGCCGCTCGTCTTGCTCCTAAGAGATATAGCGAAAAGCAAATGATTGAACATACAGGAGCCGATGGCGGAGCCATAAAAACGGAGACGGCACACAAGATTGATGCGGACCAGCTTGAGCCTGAGCAGCGCGATGTTCTCAAGACCATCTTTCTGTCGGCTTTAAAGACTGCAGATAAATGAAAGAGGTCGAGCTCTCACATGAAGAAATGAGAGAGGTCGCTGAAACTGTTTCTCAAGTCCTCGGCATGTTATATGAAATGCAAAGCTTAGAAGCCGCATTTCAAGTTATGGCGTCTACTGTATCTTACATCTTATGCAATGATCTAGCATCAGCAGACGACGCGACACGGGCGTTAGAGAACTTTTCTAATATCGTAACAGAGACTGTTAACGCCGCATCATCAAACGGTATGGCAATGTGGACCGAGGGGACAACGCATTGACACAGACAGAGAAGCACATCGAAGCTTTAATCGATGACCTATACTTTTTGGAGAAGCGCATAAGACTCGAGGAGCGCGAGCGCGCCGCCGGCATTGTAAGAGACTATGACGCATACACGCCATACATTGTCGAGAAGCATAAGGTCGAACAACGCAAGCGCGATATTATTGAGGAGATCATGAATGGCGTTGAAGACAATCATCGTGGCACACAACGATGCATTAACCGCCGCGAAGTCTGAGGTTGATGTAGAGAAAGCAATAATGATGTATCTTAAAAATATGCTCGACGACGGCTATATAATGATACCAATGGACAGTGAAGCAATATTTGATGAGCCTGAAGCCGGTAATAGTTGAAGCATTTGGAAAGCGTGTAGACGCACGCCAAGGCTATATCGACATCACGAGAGCTGAGTGCGAAGAAAGCTTCGCAGAGTTTGTCAGGCAGGCGTGGCACGTCATAGAGCCCGGATCTGACTATGTCCACAACTGGCATATCGATTTCATCGCAGACCATTTGCTGGCGATAATGAATGAGGAGGAGTTCGATGACGGCTCCATCTATAATCGTTTAATGATAGCGATTCCACCCGGATTCATGAAGTCGCTACTCGTCAACGTCTTCATGCCTAGCTTTGAGTGGGGGCCGATGTATAAACCCCACATGCGTTACATCTGTATCTCGCACAGCCAAGAACTGGCGATTCGAGACGGCATCAAGATGCGCCGTCTTATCGAATCAGATTGGTATCGCGACAGGTGGCCGCATGTCGTCCTGCAGAAAGATCAGAACCAAAAACAGAAGTTCGAGAACACGGCGATGGGCTTTCGCCAGTGCTGCGCCATCAACTCAATAACCGGCGCTCGCGCAGATCGAATCATATGCGACGACATCCTGTCAGTTTCTGACGCTGCCTCGCAGCAGATCAAAGACACAACCAACCAGCAATTCTTTGAGGCGATCCCGACACGTCTCGTGAACCCCAAAAAGTCTGCGATCATAATCATTCAACAGAGGTTAGCGGAAGACGACATCATTGGCTCGGTGTTAGACCGCGGCCTGCCTTACGACTACATCTCCCTGCCAATGCGCTTTGACCCGTCGAGGGCGCAGCCGACAATGCTTGGCCTCGAGGACCATCGGACGGAAGAGGGCGAGCTGTTATTTCCGGATAGATTTCCGGAAGAAGTCGTTGAGCGCGACGAGATCATTATGGGACCGTGGGCCGCGGCAGCTCAGTTCCAGCAGATGCCATCGCCTCGAGGTGGCGGCGTGATTCGGCGCGAGTGGATTCCAACGTGGGACCGTCCAACCTATCCGGCTTTTGATTACGTTATCGCGGCAATCGATACGGCTTACACGACCAAGACCTCCAACGACCCGTCAGCGATGACGGTATGGGGCGTGTGGTCGAGCGGCGAGGGGATGGCGCAAGCCAACCGCACGACTGCTTACGATGGTTCGCTAACTGCGCTCGACAGGCAATACCGCGAAGAGCGACCAAAGGTCATGCTCATGTATGCGTGGGCGGAGAGGCTCGAGCTGCACGAGCTCGTCGAGAAGGTCCAAGAAACGATGGACCGATACGGCGTCCTCAAGCTGCTCGTAGAGAACAAAGCCTCCGGCTACAGCGTGGCGCAAGAGCTCCGTCGCATGTATGGGCACGAGGAGTTTGCGGTGCAGCTCATCGATCCCAAGGGACAGGACAAGCTTTCCCGTCTCTATAGCGTTCAGCACCTATTTGCCGAGGGCATAATCCATATGCCTGAGACGACGTGGTCAGATATGGTCATCAATCAGCTGGCGGTATTTCCAAAAGCGAAGCACGACGACCTTGTCGATACGACCAGTATGGCGTTAAAACACTTACGCGACATTGGCCTGCTGGTCAGGGGCGCAGAATACACAGCGCAACTAGACCAAGACAGGCTACATATCGGCTCGAACGATGAGCCACTTTACCCCGGATAATTAAGGAAAGAATAATGATACCTGCAAGCGCAGTCGTTGACGTCATCGAAAGGCCGCCAGCCCACGGCCAAGGCCTCGGCAAGTTTAAAGTGACTGTCTGGGGGAAGGAGCCGCACGACTATGTGCGCACCTACCATATACAGGTTAAAGATGATAATATGGCGGCTCGAGAGGGCTTAGACCGTTTCGTTGAAGAGATTTCGCGTCTTCTTATTGACGCCAAAGGACATTGATCATGCCAATGACGCCGGGGCTTAATCCTAATATTCGTCAAGAACAGGGAGAGCCGCTAGGCCTCGGTGGCGCACAGGATGTAATGGTTGAGATCGACGATGGCGTCGACAAACCAGAAACCGACGACAACGGTAACATTCTGAGAATTGAGCATGATGATGGCTCCATCAGTGTATCACTTGATGGCCGTCCAGTGGACGGTCCAAGTGATGCAGAGAGAGCACAAGAGTGGTTTGCGAACCTAGTCGACGACATCGACCAAGGCGAGCTGCAGCGTATTTCTTATGACTTACTTCGTGGCGTTCAAGACGACTTGGACAGCCGCGGCGACTGGATTGAAGACAGAGCGCAGGGCATTAAGTTGCTTGGCCTCAAGATCGAAATTCCGGGCCTTCAGGGCGCATCCGACGGAGCGCCTGTGGAGGGCATGAGCAAAGTGCGCCACCCGCTCCTACTTGAGGCAGTCTTACGCTTTCAGGCTAACGCCCGCAGCGAGATGCTTCCGACTGATGGGCCGGTGAAGGTTCGGAGCGAGACAGACGGTGATACTCTTCAAGAGGATGAACTGGCTCATGCGCTCGAAACCGACCTCAACCATTACCTCACAGCCATCGCAAGAGAGTATTATCCCGACACCGACCGAATGCTATTCATGCTTGGTTTTGGAGGGACCGCTTTCAAGAAAGTCTATTTCTGCCCTCTTCGCGGAAGGCCGGTTAGTGAAAGTGTCGACGCTGACGATCTTATCGTTAACAACGCTGCCACAGACCTAAGCACGGCAAAGCGTATCACGCACCGCGTTATGATGCGGCCTTCAACTGTTAAGCGCCTGCAGATCCTTGGCGTGTATCGCGATGTAAATCTTTCAACGCCGGCTCCAGAAAACTACGACGCCGTTCAGCGTGAGAAGATGGAGCAACAAGGAATCAGTCTTGATGCACGCAACCCTGAAGATCGTGACAGGGAAGTGTATGAGATCTATTGTGAGCTAGATATATTTGGCTTTGAGCACAAATATAAAGGCAAAGAGACGGGTTTAGAAATTCCATATCGTGTTACAATCGACAAGAGCTCGAAAGAGATTCTTTCCATTGTAAGAAACTACGATGAACCGACTGGCGAAGAAGGCGACGAACTACCTGAAGCGCGAAACAACTTTGTTAAATATACGTTCGTCCCCGGTATGGGCTTTTACGATATTGGTCTACTGCACATCCTTGGTAACACTACTAACGCGGTGACTGCTGCTTGGCGCGAAATGTTGGACGCAGGTATGTATGCCAACTTCCCCGGCTTCCTGATGGCCGACACGGGCGCTCGCCAAAATACAAACATCTTCAGAGTGCCTCCGGGCGGCGGAGCGTTGGTGAAGACGGGAGGCTTGCCGATCAATCAAGCGATCATGCCTTTGCCATACAAAGAGCCGGGGCAAGCCCTGATGAACCTTGTTCTCAACATGGTCGAGACTGGACAGCGCGTCGGCACGACAAGCGAACTGCAAGTAGGCGAGGGACGGGACAACGCACCCGTTGGCACTACATTGGCTTTGATCGACCAAGCTACGAAGATTTTGAATGCAGTTCACAAGAGACTGCATGTTTCACAGGCTGAAGAGTTCGATCTGCTCGTTCGTTGCTTCCGCGAACACCCAACATCTTTCTGGGGTAAAAACAAGAAGCCTCATTACAAATGGGATGAGGCAACATTCATTGCCGCGCTTGATGATTGCGAATTAGTCCCACAGGCAGATCCAAACACTGCAAGCCAGACGCAGCGCCTGATGAAGATCATGGCGTTGAAGCAACTTCAGGCTGCTAACCCCGGCATGTATGACGCCAAGGCTATCGACCTTGCGGCAATGAAGGCGATGGGTTGGAGCAACCCAGAACAATTCCTTGCTCCACCTCCACCTCCGGGTCAGATGCCGCCAGAGATGATGAAGGAAGTTGAAATGCTAAAGGTCGCCAACAAGTCTGCCGACGCGCAGATGTTGACGGCTCAAGCAAAGATGGCGGACACACAAGCAAAGATACAGCAGAACGGCCAGCAGGCCGCGCCGCTTGATCAGAACAAGTTGATCGACCTGAAGCTTAAGCAGCAAGACCTGCAACAAAAGCAGATGGAGACGCAGGCGCGCATGCGCGAGGCAATGATGCAGGCCGAGAGCGATAGGGCCGATACTGATGCCCGTATGCGTGAAGCCATGATGAAAAATCAGGACGACCGCTTTGAGGCCGCAAACCGTCAGCGCGACAGAGAAAGCAAAGAGCGTCTGGCGGCTGTTAAGCTTGCGGCTGACATTGCAAAGAACCCTGAGACATTAAAGGTGATTGATAAGTTTTTGACGCCTGACATGCTGCAGCGCCTTGAGTCTAACGAGCCACCGATAGAGAACCAGTGATGGGCAAGAAGACGATCAAGGGCCTCGACTACCCACTGAAGAAGTCGAAGAAACTTGATGCGGCGCTTGAGGCTGGCAGTAAGACGGGCAGTGTCGCCGTCATGTCTCCAAAGCAATATCTTAAACACGCAAAGCGTCTGCCGGACACAAAAGAGGACAGGCTCCTTATCGAAGCATTTAAGTCAAGGATGCAGAAGGGAAAAAAGTTTAAACCCTTAAAGCTCCTTGGGCACAACCAAGCCGACGGGCGCCACAGGGCGACTGCGGCGGAAGAAATCGGCATTAAGGAAGTGCCCGTCATTGACTACAGGGAGAGTGGCTTGAAAAAGATGAAAGGCGTTCACTCTGTAAGCCAAAGGGGCTCCAAGGTTGGGAAGATCGAAGAGGAGCTGCGCAAGGAGCGCGCCTCTGGCGGTCAAGTCAATGCGGCGCACTTGCCGCTCGAAGACCACGACCCCAATGCGGCATTCCGCAAGTTAATTGCATGGAGCTTTGCAGTCGCGCCGTTGTTCTCTCACCCACGGCTAAACCGTGCCGACGGTGGCGAAGTTGAGGGCGACGTCCAATTTGCGCCTGAAGAAAACACGCCAAGCCTGCCGACGTTTGCGCAGCAAAACCCGCAGGAATCAATTCGTGCGGCGCTTGAGGCGGCAAAGAGCTTGCCAGAAAAGCGCGAGGCTACGCTATCAGCATATGAGCCAACGATTGGCGAGAAGATTTATGGAGCCGTTGCTGGTCTTGGCAGTGAGCGTCCGTCTCCTGAGCGTCGTCGCTTTGCAGAGGGTGTGAGTGAGCTTGCTGGTCTTACGCCCGGACTAGGCAACGTGATGGCGGCGCAAGAAGCCAAGCGCGCCGGAGAGCGTGGCAGCTATGGAGAGATGGCATTAGCGTCTCTTGGTGCATTGCCAATGGTTGGCCCTACTGAAAAGAAGGCTGCAGAAACTGCAGTTAATGTCGCTCGTCGATTGACAGATCTTGGTCATTACAGCCCTGCCGCAGAAGCAGTGGCATCATTAAAGCAGGAGAAAGGACCTGCCTCACAGATGCTTGGCGCGTTGAAAAACCTGCCGGGTGTTAAACCAGAAGAATTGAAATGGTCAGGTATTGAAGGTGCATTTCAGCCTAGCGAGACTGTAACGCGCCAGCAGATCATGGATTATCTGCATGAGAATTTGCCGCAGGTTAAAGAGACGACGCTTGGCAGAGATAGAATAAATTTAGTTCAAAACGAAGAGGAGCCTCATATTTTTGAGGTTTATCATGCTGGCGATCCAGAGGGACAGCATTATGGACAAGTTGGTGAAATAGTTCAAAATCCTGCCGGTAGATATACGGTTAATGTTCCGGGGCTTTCTAGGCATAATTTTGCTACTGTTGATGAAGCTAGAGAATATATCAACAGATCTTCAGATATTGGTTCTACAACAAAGTATCATAGCTACACCATACCCGGCGGTGAGAACTACCGCGAGGTGTTGATGCATTTGCCGGAAAAACAAAATGCGGCGATTGATTTCGGGAAGTCTCCGGCAACGTCATTGTTTGAAAAAGATATGATGGAGAAATACGGTGGAAATTCTTTTACTTCCGTTTATAACAAGCTTTCTCCATCTGAAGTAGACAAATATGAGATGTATGTGAGGGAGGATAGAAATGCTGCAAAGACAGCTTCTATACTTCAGGATCGTGCAAATAACTACAAATCCTCCCACTGGGACGAACCCAATGTCCTCGGCCACCTCCGCATGTCTGACCGCACTGGACCAGAGGGTGAAAAGATATTGCACCTTGAGGAGCTGCAAAGTGATTGGGGTCAAGAGGGGAGAAAAAAGGGTTTTAATTCTTTACCAGAAGAGTCAAAATTTTCTTATGTAAGACAACCGGATGGATCATTTATTGTCCAAGATAGTAATGGAACTCAATGGTCTCATGTTGATAGTGAAAATGAAGCTCAAAGAATAGTTGATAGAAATAATAGGCAGCAACCAACAAAAAGTATTATTCCTTCTGCTCCCTATGTCACCAACACCCAAAACTGGACAGACCTTGGCCTAAAGCGCGCATTGCGTGAGGCTGCTGAAGGTGGTTACGACAAAATGATATGGACGCCGGGCGCAGAGCAGGCGGCAAGGTATGATTTGAGTAAGCATTTTAAAAAGATTTGGTATGACCCAGAAGAAAAAACTCTTTCTTATATGCAACATGGAAAACCCGGATATGAAAAAATGGAAGATGTTGCGGGAGATATTGAGCCGCATGAAATAGAAGAACATATTGGCAAAGAAGCCGCCGAAAGACTTCTTGCAACAGAACCTCATCCTTTAAGTGGCAATCATTCATTAGAAGGTGAGGATCTAAGAATGGGCGGAGAAGGTATGCAATCTTTTTACGATAAGATCGTTCCGACTCAATTAAGCAAATTGATAAAAAAGCTTGACCCTAATGCCAAGATTGAAATGGGTGGGCATAATCTAAAAGGCAAAAAAGGTAACGATGTAAACGCCCACGTCCTTCACATCACCCCAGAACTCCGCAAGCGCATTCTTGAAGGATTGCCTGCTTATGAGCGTGGCGGCTCTATCGTAGACCACGCACTTGAGGTATTATCTAAACACCGCAAATAATTGCGTCGGGGGACGCCCCGTTTAATCCGGCCGGAGAGAAATAATGTATGAGATGGCAAAGACAGCCCGTGAGAAGATGAAGGCCAAGGCCAAGTCTCTCGCAGGCGAAAAAGATCGTAAAGTCGATTCAAGCGACTGGACCCCTGCTTCTCCTTTGAATGCGGAAGCAAAGACGGGTCTGCGCCCAATTTCCCAGCGCCAGTATAAGAAGGGCGGCAAGGTTGATGGTAAGGCACCTAAGCCACGCGCCGACCGTATGGCCCGCAAGTCTGGTGGCCGCACCGTTGAGAAAGACATTGGCGTCGGAATGGCCAATAAAGACATGCGTGCAGCCAATAAAGACCGAGAAGGCGTAAAGCACATCGGCGGCTATAAAGACGGCGGCGGCATCAAAGACAAGAAAGCCCTTGGAGCTATCGATCCGTCGCCAAAGCGTTCAGCTGTTGAGCACTACAAAAAAGGTGGCAAAGTTAAAAAGGCAGGCGGCGGCGGCAGCTGGCTGGAGAAGATGGTCGGCAAGCCAAAGACCGGCAGCGACTTGAGTGAAGTTGGCAAGGACCAGACGCAGCGTTACAGCCAAGAAGAAAAGGGCGCACTCGACCGCGCAATTCGTGGCGACGATTCCCTGCCATCGCCAGATGAGGCTGCGGAATCAGCAGCACGCACGGGCGACAAGCGCGGCGGCATGGTGAAGCGTAAGGCCCACGCCAAGGGCGGCAAGGCTGAACATCCCGACGTCAAAGAGGACAAGGCGCTCGTCCGTAAGATGGTCAAGAAAGAAGCCTTGACCGGCAAGAAAGAGGGCGGCGAAGCTAAAAGCCGCATGGCCCGCGCAACTGGTGGTCGCGCCCGTAAGGGTAAGACAGACATTAAGATTAACATTCTGTCGGCTGCTCCACAGCGCCAACAAATGCCTGCTGGCATGATGCCACCAGCGCCCCCTGCAGCTCCTCCACAGTTACCTCCTGCCCTTGCTGGCGCGGCTGGAGCTCCTCCCGCAATTCCTATGGGTGCAGTTCCCGGACGTAAGGCTGGCGGTCGTATCACCAAGGTTGCCAAGTCCTATAAGGACATGGAGGCTGGCTCAGGTTCAGGCGAAGGTCGCTTGCAGAAAGAAGATATCGCTAAGCTGCATAAAGATGCTCCAGCTCGTAAGTCTGGTGGGAAGGTTCGCGGCAAGTAATTGTTATGTAAAAACAAAACCCTACGACGCTCGTAACGACGTAGGGTTTTTATCCACAATCAGAGGTGACTGATTATGAAATATCGCAACGATATCACGTCAAAGTTTGTTAAATCAATATTGTATTATAATCCTGATACTGGAATGTTCATATTTAAAGAAAATAATTTAATAGCAGGAACAAAAGCAAAAGATAATAAAAATGAATATATTAGGATATCAATTAAAGGTAAATGTTATTTAGCGCATAGGATAGCTTGGTTATATATTTACGGCAAATGGCCCGTTGGCGACTTAGATCATATAAATACAATAAAATATGATAATAGAATAAAAAATTTAAGGGAAGCAAATCAATCTAACAATCAAGCAAATGTTGGAATACGAATTGACAATAAGACTGGATATAAGGGAGTTGGGTTCCATAATCAAACTAAAAAATATAGAGCCCGTATAGTTAAAAATGGGAAAAGATTTGAATTAGGTAAATTTGATACACCCAAGGAAGCTTATGAAGCTTATAAACAGGCGGCTATCCAATTACAAGGAATATATGCTAGAGTATAAATGGCTATTTTTGTAATAGCTGGGCGGTTTCTACATCCCCTTCCTCGGTAGATCCGCCCTTAAATTATACATGAGGAAGGCCAGTTAGAAGGGGCTGGTTATGACTGCGCTGACGCCACAGCACGTCTACCGACGTGAATTATTTATTTTGATTGAGCTTGAGATCGAGAGGTTGATGGAAGTTCTTTCAAATGGACACTTGGAAAATTACGCTGAATACAAATATTTAGCGGGTAAGATTGCGGGCTTACGCCTTGCAGATGAATATCTCGGTGAAGCAGACCGGATATGTGCGGAGAAGTATCGTTAACGAGGAAGGGGAAAATAAAATGCCAGCTATGCTTATGGAACACGATGTAGACCCAAAGCAGAAGCTGTTACAAGATCTAGGTGACTTATCTAATATTGAAATTTTCAACAATCAGATACTTGTTGCAGTATACATTAGGCCGACAAAAACTAAGAGTGGCCTTTACTTGGCCGACAGAACTATCGACGAAGACCGATACCAAGGAAAAGTTGGTCTGTTAGTTGGTATGGGACCATCCGCTTTTCATGATGAAAGCGGTCAATGGTTCGATCAGGCAGCATTCAACATGCACGACTGGCTTGTTTTCAGGCCTTCAGATGGTTGGAACATAACCATCAACGGCGTGCTGTGCCGAATGCTATCGGATACGCAGGTAAAAATGCGTGTTCCTGCACCTGACGTGGCTTGGTAAATGGAGATTTAAATGTCGGACGAGGATAATGGTATTGAAGTCGTGCTTGAAGAGCCAAAAAAGGCTGATGATGACACGCCAGAAGTGGAAATAATAAGTGAAGCTTCTGAAAAAACGCCTAAAAAAGCTGAAAAACATGAAATTACGCCTGATGAAGGCATTTCTGAGCTTAAAAAGAGCCTTGAGCGCGAGAAGCAAGCACGATTAGAGGCAGAAAAGCGCGCTATTGCGGCTCAAAAGCAGATTGTTGAAGAAAAAGAGAACACTGCTGAGGCACAATATCAACTTGTCTCTAATGCTCTTGAGACAGTTAAGGAGCGCGCCGAGACTTTGAAGGCTGCTTATGCTGAATCAATGCAGGTTGGCGACTACGCCAAAGCTGCAGAGATACAAAATGCTATGGCCGTTAATGCTCATCAGATGGAAAAGCTGAAGGACGGCAAAAAAGCAATGAAGAAGCAGCTAAAGGATGCTGAAAATGCTCCGGCTGCTCCTCAACCTAAAGGAGACCTTGTTGATCAGCTTGCAGAGAACGTATCTGACAAGTCTGCATCTTGGTTGCGTGAATCTCGAGATTATCTAAAGAGCGAGAGAGATATTCGCAAAATGTTTCGCGCTCATGAGGATGCAATTGATGATGGCATTGCTCCAGACACAGACGAATATTTCGAGTTCATCGAAGGTCGTCTTGGAATGCGAAATAGGCTGGAGAGATCTGAAACAGTAGATAATCCTCTTTCCGCAGCCTCTGCCCCTGCTCCTAAGAAGGCACCACAGCCACCGCCAGCACCTGTATCTCGTAGCACGCAGCGCCCTAACGTCATGCGGCTAACGGCTGCAGAGGCAGATATGGCGTCATCTTTGGGTATGTCGCCTGAAGAATACGCAAAGAACAAAGCACTTGCTATGAAAGAAGGCCGCTACGGCCATTAAGGATTGATCTATGAACACGACGACTGAAGGCCGCGGCATACGCGGAGGTAAATTCTCTGGGCTTGCAAAGGCAACTGTAGCCACAGAGGCAACTGATGAGTTGCGTCCACCCGTAAGAGAGGACGACCCAAGGGCACGAGCCAAACAGCGTGCCGATGAGCTCCGTGGCCATCTTGGTGACGTAGTAGACGGCACTGATGACTTCTACATTTCTGCAGACGTCATCCCTGATGGGTGGACCTATGAGTGGAAACGCCACACAACTTACGGCGCTGAAGATCCAACCTATCAGGTTGCTCTTGCGCGTTCAGGTTGGACAGCTGTTCCTGCAACACGTCACCCGGAGATGATGCCGCATAATACGGAAAGCCGCACAATTCTCCGTAAAGGCATGATCCTTATGGAGTGCCCGAAAGAAATTATTGACGAGCGCAAAGATGCGGAACAGCGTAAGGCTCGCTTACAGGTTCGCGCCAAAGAGCAACAGCTGGCCGGCACACCTGATGGCACACTTACAAGAGATCACGCTCAGGCACGTCCTCAGATTAAGAAGTCTTACGTCGCTATGGAAATACCGAAAGAATAGTCAACAATTATGGGCGGAAGAACTCTCCATATAGTTCTTCCGCTTTTTTCTTGTATGCCTCGTGGGCTTCTTCTGGAGTTTTAAAATATCCAATCCATTTTTGTTTTCCTTCTATTGATATCCTAGCTCTATATTTACCATTCCTTTTATCTAAATGAGCTCCCTTTAAACCGCTCAGATTATGAGATCTTGATTTTGTGTTTCGACAATTTTCTGAGTGAGTCGCTTTTCTTAAATTACATATTTTATTGTCTGTTCTATCCAAATTTATATGGTCGATTTGTTCATTTTCTTCTAAAGAACCATAAAAAATTATCCAAGCTAATCTATGAGCAAGATAATCAACTCCATTTATCCTAATTGTTGTATATCCCTTTGAATGTCGTGTTCCAGCCTTCATTCCTGCTTTAATAGGTCCTTTTTTGTTTATTTTCCAAGTAAATAAGCCAGTATTAGGGTTATAATTTATTTGTGAATTTAACTCTTCAACAGAGGGTAATTTTGATGCGACAATAGGCATTTGATTTAATTACTTTATTGCATTATATTGGCGACAGGCCGGTAATCGGCTTGGGCCTCCTCGGCGTGAGGCATTAGCTTTCTCTGTTCCGTATAATCGCCCCGGTGCGCGATGAAGGAACTCCTGTAAAAAGGAGAAACCATCGTGGCCAACACTAGCAGCCCCTTTGGATTCCGTCAATATGCAGGAAACGGTTCTGCTCCTACTTACGAGCAAGTTCAGTATCCTATCGCATACAACTCTACCAATATCTTTTTTGGCGACCCAGTAACAGCCGTCAGCGATGGCACGGTTACTCAGTCTGCCAGCACCAGCACACCAGCTGCTCTCGGCATCACTGGCGTATTCGTTGGCTGTAAATATCTTTCAACGGTTCAGAAAAGAACTGTTTGGTCGAACTACTATCCGGGCGGCACCGATCCAGTTTCTGGTTCGATCTACGCCTACATCGTAAACGACCCTAACGCTAAGTTCGTTGTTCAGTCCGACAGCACGGGCATTGCTCTTGCTGACGTAAACGCAACAATCGGCTTCTTGATTGGCACAGGCAATACTTCAAATGGTATTTCTGGCGCTTATCTCGATACCTCCACGTTGCTGACTGGCACGCTTGCGAACTACCCATTTAAGATTGTTGGTGTCATCAACGATCCGCCGGGAGCTCAAGGCACGCTGTCGAACGGACAGGCATATGACAATGCCATCGTCATGTTCAACAA